ATCAGATAGAAAATAAAGACCTTGCAGAAAGCGTAACATAATGTTTTTATGATGCCCATTTCTCTTATTATATACAATGTCTTCAGGAAAAACAAGTAATCTTTGGGAATTTTGAGTAAATATTGACGATTTTAAAAAAAATTATACGCCATAACCCCTATAATGTGAGGATTTTCGCCACATCACTAAAAAAAGTCTCACATTTTCCTTGATTTGTGGGAACTTATACCATATGATGTACGTCTAATAGTGAGAACCACAAGATGTAGTACCATTGGCACATTAATGTAATCAAGTGTCAGAAAGAAGAGTATTATGGAACAAGGCGGAAACACGGTAACAGGTTTTCAGAAATCTGTCACCACGGCAATCAATTCAGGGACCACATGGAACGCAGAAAGGCTTAAAGCCGATGTCCCTAGTGGGGATTATAAGTGGGCATGTCTTACGGCCCGTAGAGTAGCGGCCTCGGCAACTACCATCCCTGCCTCAAACGTATCGAACATCCATTTATCCACCACCGACAGTGCATTGACAGTATTTGCGACGTTGGCACCGGGCGAATCTATCCAGCTTCCCCATAGTGTTGACCTTTACCAGATATTTCTGGCCCAAGAAAATGCGTCTGACGGAGTTCACGTAGCCTTTATTAATAGGAATGGATAAATGAACTATGCCTTCAAACAACCCCCGAGAGNGAGGGCAGGCACAGTCTTTGATAGTGTCAATTTCTGCCAGCGCAAGCCGGGAACGATCCTCAAGAAGTTTGATAAGAAGCTCACCTTCAAGAACTGTAATCTTAAAAACGTCAAGATAAGTCCCAAGTGGACTGTTGAGGGGTGTAATACTCAGCAGGAGGCGGTTCGCCCTAAGCCATCTAAGGCCAGAATGGCCGAGTTGGAAATGGCTGCCGCTGTCAGACTGAAGGCCAAGGCTGAAGCTAGAATCCTCAGATTAGGAGGGGGTGCATAATGGCTTTACCTGCTGCAACAAAATATGCCGACTTCGACTTAGGCACAGGGGCCAATGACGGTAGCTCCAAGGCGAACGCATGGCAGACCATGCAAGCCGCTGCTGACGGGGCAACTGCCGGAGCAATAGTCTATTGCAAGGGCACCGATACCTTGGCCGCGAAGGTTGATATGGACACGAACTCTGGAACCGACGCTGGAGGCCCTATCATATTTCTGGGCTGTGACGCATCTTGGAATCCTGGCGACGGGCTTGCCATTGTCGATGGCGACAGTGCGGCCCTGCATTGTCTTGATTTCGGTGCTGTGAACAATGTCGAGTTCTGGTACTTCAATTTCAAAGGTGCTACTGCCAGTAATGTCGATGCTGTAGCCGATACGGCCACGGGTGCCTTGAGATACTGTACTATAGAAAATGCGGGCGGATCTGGCTTTGCAAGTGTGGATTCTATTGTCAAGTTCGACTTCTGGCAACTTGATCGTTGCATTATTCGGAACAACACCGACTACGGCGTCTATGGCTGGACCGAGGTTGCGATTGCCGACTGTGCCATCTATGGCAATGGCAACGCTGGGATACTTGCAAAGATTCAGAGCATGTGTATTCATGGTTGTGCTATATACGAGAATACAACCCAGAATGTAGACATAGCCCTTGATTCTGTTTCAATTACCAACTGCGTTATTGATAGCGTCACCGGGGACAATATAACCATTGTCGCATCCCAACACAACGCATATATCCGATGGAATGTCATATCTAACGCATCGGCCTATGGGATAGACCAAGCTGATGCGGGGGCTTTAAACAACTCGGAAGACTATAACCTTTTCTACAACAACACCTCTGGTAACACCAACAATATAGCAGACGGAAATAACTCTGTTACTGGCACGTCAGACCCCTATATCGATGCCGCCAATGATAACTATACCCGTAGTAGGCATGGTTCGTTAATAGAAACACAGGTTGATATAGGGCCTTTCAATATATACCCATCCGCAGGACTCCCTGCCAAGTTGGCCTATAAGACAGTCTACGGCTTTGGCAATATGGGGACCGCCCAGTGAAGCGGATAAAAGAGGTAGTAATAAGCCAGAAGTGCAGTAGGTTCTATCCCCAGCACGGCTTTATCTTCTGGAAGAACTACGTTGTAGACGGCGATGAGGTGTCAATGACATCCTTAGACGCGGCCCGGAAGTTCCTTAAGAACCCCAAGAGGAAGGTAATAATCCACAAGTAATGGGCTATATTGATATATCAGATGAACAGTTCTCTCCGCATTTGATGGCCGGAAAGTATGGCACGCCAGCAGAGTCAGTCGATCTTATGAGGCTTTGCCCCACGTCTTTGAGCCTCTTGGTTTGCGATAACATGCTGGAGATTCCGGTAGGGAACATATCAGGCCAATCTCCGGTAAATAAGTTCGGGCGATCTACCAACGTCGATTCAGGTGTGGCAACAGACGTTTGGGATAGGGCTAATGCCACGGACGACCAGGATATATGGCTTGCCCCCACAGCCGCGAGGATACACACTATAGCCTCCAATTCGGCAAATGATACCACAGGTGGTACAGGTGCCAACTCTGTCATCATCCATTACCTTGCCGATTGGGATACTGCCGAGGCCACTGAAACGGTCACTGGCAATCTCAATGCGGGTATTGCAATGACCAACGCGGCTGTAATGATCCATAGAATGAGGGTCGTGCCTCAGTCTACTTCAACCTCAACGAACGTAGGTACTATCACAGCCACAGCGGCGACAGACGGAACGGTAACAGCCCAAATCCAGCCGGGTAACGGTCAGACCCTAATGGCAATCTACGGCATACCATCAACCCAGACTGCGTACATGACCCATTTCTACGCCACTATTCTAAGGTCCAACGCAGGGGCCGCCGCACAATCTGACATAACCCTTCGGTTCAACCCTGACCCAGAAACCAATACCACAGTATTTTTAGATAAGCATAACGACGGTGTTACCACATCAGGTAGCAGTGCCGTCATTCACCCCTATTCTCCGTACAAGGCTTTTTCAGGTCCGGGCATTATTAAGATTCAGGCAACGGGAAGCGCCGTAAACCTTGATGTTAGTGCGGGGTTTGATCTTATATTGAAAGATAATTGATGTCGCAACTAGATGATATTGAACGCAAGATAGACGAGATTGACAAGGCCATAAGGGGTAACGGTAAACCGGGAATTAACCTCCGGCTGGACAGATTAGAACAAAGATACAAGTCCAAAGCCCGTGTCTTATGGAACGTACTGATACCAATAGCGGTAGCAGTTGTTACAGCCTTTGTAGTTAAAGGATTCTAATGGATAAACTGAAGCTCAGGAACCTGACCCCCAAACAGAGGGAAGAGGTTGACCAGCACATAGTAGACCTGTCAGTCCAGTTTGACGGCAGACCTACTGCAATGGCCCGAGCTTTAGGCGAAATCCTCAATAAGTCGGTATCCAAGCACCAGATAGTCCAGCTTAAGAAGCAGACCAACATCCAAGCCAAGAAACGGGAGGAGATGGTAAAGCAGGGCGCCACTCCCGATTATATCATCGGCTGGCTAAAAGAGGTCATGGACCACGATATCTCCGACGACCTTGAACTATATCCCCCAGCCGTACAAGAAGCCCTAATCAAGATGAAGAAGGCTGGCAAGAGTACCAAGGCAATCAAGCAGATAGAACTAGGCGGTACTGAACTAGACGAGATTAAGAAGATTACATACCACGACCCGCATAGCTCGGCGTCGAAACTAATACAAATCATGGGCATGGCAAGTGCTAGGATGGCGGGTACTAACGTAGGCACGTTGAACATGATAGTCAATACTGAGGGCGATATATACGACAACTTAGAGAAGCAAAAGAGTGTAGTCGATAGCAAGGTACTGGAAGCGGGGGACAATGAAGGAGATTCCTGAAATAACTGAGAAGGCTCGCAAGATGACCGAGATAGAAAAGTGGTGGATGGAGAAGTATATCCGCATCAACGACCGCGAGACTGAAAAACTTGTGCCATTCAAGCTAAACTGTCTTCAGGAAGACTTTGCCTACAAACTCAACTACCAGAGGGCTATGGGCCATCCGGTTATGGTGCAGTTGCTCAAGCCCAGAAAGGTCGGCTTTTCGACCTATGTGGCGGCCCGATACTACATGCACGCCCTCCTTGAATCTAACCTAGACTGTGTTATTGTCGCCCACAAGGACAAGTCCACGAAGTACCTGTTTAAGATGCAGAAGACCATGCATACCTGTATGCCCGAAGAGTTAATGCGGGAGACAGTGAAAGACAGCCGGATGGAGATAGAGTTTGCTCACCCGCATCGCTCCTACCTACAGACTATGACGGCGGCTGGCGATGAGATAGGACGAGGGCTTAACCTTAACCGCGCCCACTTCTCCGAATACCACTTTTGGCCCTGGGAAACGAGTTTCATTTCAGCTCTCAACGCTATAAGTCAGGGCCTTTATTTTGAAGTTATCCTTGAATCTACTGCCAATGGGGCAAATGGAAGCTCCTACGACCTATGGAAAGACGCGGAGCGGCATAGACAAGAGAATCCCGATGATTGGAACTGCTGGCAGGATGTGTTTTATTCATGGCTCGAGGTTCCTTGGTATAGGGAAGATATACCGGAAGGCTACGAATGGGGGCAGGAAACCAAGGAAGAGTACGAACTTCGCAAACTCGGGGCCGACCCAGAACAACTGTACTGGCGAAGGCTATTGTTACCCATTAGGTGCAAGAACGACCCTGACTACTTCAAGCAAGAGTACCCGGCCACCAGAGATGAGGCTTTCTTGTACTCGCAGGGTGCCGTGTTTAACGAGGAGATAATCCACCCGCACATGGACTCTGTTAAATATGCCGAGCAGAACAATCCCGGCCAGAAGGCTCAGTTTGTCTGGGCCGATCCTGAAAAGACTAAGGTTATTCACGTCCCTACCGACGAGCCTTTTTCGTGGACAATCTGGAGAGAGCCTGAAGAGCTTGGGGACTATGTTATTGGGGCAGACCCTACAGGCCATGCCCAGAGCGACCCCAACGAACCTCGCTCGCAGAGAGACTGGGACTGCGCGGCTGTAAGAGACAGGCGTAGGCACGACTATCCCGCTACCTACCGAGGCAGATTCGGAAGCAAGGACGAGTTTGGAGAGGAACTTCTTAAGGCGGCTATATACTATCACGATGCTTGGATTGTTCCTGAGGTAAATGTGGGCGATGCCATCCTTATACCCCTGAAGCGATACCCTAACCTGTACGTTCGAGAGGGCCAGCAGGAAGATATAGAACAGCGAATGATGGGCAAGTATGGATGGAAGACGACTCTTCAAAACAGAGGGGCTATGATAGATAACTGGAAGGTTGCCTGCCGCATGGAGAATGGCTTGCACGACGAGAAGGTGAAGATATACGACCCTATTTGCCTTTCCGAAGAACAGTCCTTTGTATACAACAAACAGGGTAAGGCGGAACACGCGCCGGGCTGTCACGATGATATGCTCTTCGCCCACATGCTTGCCAACGAAGGGCACCACAGGCTACCGATGGGCCATAGCGATTGGCACTACGACTATGGCCATGAGTATATACCAGAGTACGGGGCCTTGTACGACGGGTGTTCTGACCCCGGAGTAGACCTTATGCGTGACTATGGAGAAGAGGAATACATATTCCCGGAGATATTATGATAGATGGAATCTCAGTATTGATAGGACTCCTTGCCGGGTCGGTGATTACCTATACAAGTCTCCGACTGGGTATGCGGATATCATGGAAGATGCAGGGTGGCGAAGGCGACGTTTTGTCCAAAGAGCCTATAGGCATTAATATAGACCAAGAGGAGATACTTTATGAGTAGTATGCTACCCAGCACAGAAGGCTCTGCAAACCTGCCTCCCAAGCAGCAGACAAAAGAGTTGCGGGATGTACGTGAGAAGACCAATGCTATGTGGGTAAAGTCAAAGCCCATTAGCGAGGAGTGGCGACACTTCTACCGTAAGGCCGTAGATTACATCTTCGACAACCAGCTTCAAGACCAGTTTAGAGGCCAGGGTTATCAGCGTATCCAGTTCAATAAACTCTACCCCGCATACGCTCAGGAGATTGCGGTACAACTTAACCGTAAGACCACCTTGGTTGCCGAGCCCGTAGAGGCTGGCGACGCTATATCGGCAGATATCCACGGTTCGGTACTCCAGTATTACTACGACAAGACCCTCAGGTTCGATGAACGAATCCGTACCGCCGCTACCTTAGACGGTAAGATTAACGGTATCTTCATCGCAAAGCCCTACTGGGACCCCAAGGTCAGATGGTCGGAGGAGAACGGATGGGAAGGCGATATTCGCTGTAATATCATCAATCCCTCCTACTTTGGTACAGACCCCGAAGGTGAGGACTATGCCGACTATTCCGATTGCGAATACATCCTCATGGAGCATAGGCTGGCAGAAGACCGTGCTATCCGCAAATGGCCGGAGTTTAAGACTGAACTGGAACACCAAGCAGGCCGCTGGCCGACAGGCGAGGCCGAAGACGCCCAGGGCATGTCAGACTGGTATCGCTCACAGATAGGGTGGGATACAAGTGCTAAAGACCCGTTTGCCCAGCACAACCAGGGTTTCAGGGAAGGCGGCTTCTCACGACTGTTAAGACACAGGCAGAACAAGACCTCTGCCACGGGCCTGAATGACCCCAAATACGTTACCATTACAGAGTACATCTTTAGAGACTATACAGAAATAGACGACCCTAACGCACCGGAACTGGCTTTCGACGAATATCCAGAGGGTGCGATAGACCGCGAAGGACCGCTGGAAACTGCGAGAGTAAAAGACCCCAAGTTCTTCCATGACAACGGTATTAAATCTGCCAAGAAAGGGGACTTGATAACCCCTGACCTTAGAGTCAAGAAGAAGGTCCCCAAGGTTCCAGAGTTCCCTAACGGCAGGAAGGTAATCCGAGCAGGGGATATTATCCTGAACCCGAAACGTGAGGATCAGGTATATCCCTACAAACGGTGGGAGTTGATACTGGGCATCAACCTACCCCTCCCCCATAACATAAGGGGCCTTAACGCCATCGAAATGGCCAGAGGCTTACAGGACTGGCTGAACGTCGGCGCATCGTCGTTAGCCTCCTATCTCATGCTCATGGGCGCCCCTATTACAATGGTAGAGGACGGGGCTATTACCAAGGATAAGGGTAGTAAGAAGGTCGCACATAAGCTCAAGCGGAAGGCAGGTGCGGTATGGAAACTAGTCACAGGCGGTATTAACAAAGTCCAGACCCTTGACCCCCCTCAACTGTCACCCTCAGCCTTACAGGTAATGGATATGGTCGCAGGCCAGCTCCAAGACCTTACAGGTGGCGAGAATATTACCTTAGGCAAGACCTCGGCAGGTGAGCAGACGGGTACTGAAGTTGCTATCCTCGCAGAGAACGCGGCCCAGCGACAGTCCTTATCAGGAAAGCTGATGGACGCATGGACAGTCCGTGTCTTTGAGCATGTATCTGATTTGATTAAGAAGCACAAGAAGCCCGGCGATATTGTCAGGGTAGTAGGCGAACAGCACGAAAACAAGGTAGTCGAATTGGAACAGTCCGATTTAGACGTAGCCTTTGATCTTAAACTCCATGTTGTTGACGCAATGCCGTTCAGCAAGATGGCACGGAAACAGGAAGCCAGAGAGACTTTCGAGCTTCTGGCCGGAACAGTAGGGGTAAGTACCGTTGCCCTGAATAACCTATTGGATGCCTACGACGCACCCAACAAGGAGGACATTATAGCAGAAGTACAACAGTTACAGCAGGCACAACAGGAAGCGGCACAAGCGGCCGCCCAAGAAGAGAACGCACTTAACCAGCAGGACTTGAATATCAAACAGGATAAGAACCAAGTTCAGCGCGAGGGACATGAAGCCCAGAAGGAGATAGCAAGTGCAAAAGAACGAGAATCTAAACAAGCAAGAGAAACCGGAAGAGTCAATACCAGAGAAAAGCCAAAGTCTAAGTCCAAGTGAAGACCCCATCGTCGTAGAAGTAGAGATGAAGGAGTCTAAGCCTGAGGCCAAGGTGGTTCTAATACCATCGGCCTTTGACATAGCATCCTACGCGGTAGGGACTCTGATTGGGCCGGAGCGATTCGCCTATAACGGACGCGGTTTCCGAGAACAGGAAATAACTAGCATTAATCCAAAGCCCCTTAGTGTGGAGTTCACACTTAAGGACGGCGATGTATTAGAGTGGCACGGCCAGTATGCTGTGCTTAAGGGACAAGTGCCCGAAATTACGGCCTCTACTGAGGACGTAGAGGAGGATTCCAATGCCTGATGATGGAATGTTAGATGATGGTGTAATTACAATCGAGGAACCCAAGCCTAAGGACATTGAGCCTGAGGTTAAGATTCCCACAGAAGAGGCCCCTAAAGAGATACCCGAAGATAAGGGTACTCCTATCGAAGTCAAGGACAAAGAGCCTGACAAGCCTGATTGGGACAAGGATAGACAAATACGGGGACCAGATGGCCGCAGACCAGCGGAAGCGCGAGGAGGCNGAGAAGGCCCGCGACGAGATGCAAAAGCAGTTAGCCGAGGCTATGGGCCAGTTAGCTGAACAGGTCACTGAAATGCGGAAGGATACTACACCCAAAGAAGACCCAAGGGCCAAGCTGATTGAGGAATTGGATGCCATGAAGTTGCCGGACGACCCCGACGACCGCATGGAATATGACCTCAAACAGAAGGCGATACTCAAGAAGATCGTATCTCTGGAACCGGAAGTGAAGGTTCAGGGTATAGACAGGTCTGAAGTAGAAGCCTTGGAACAGAAGATACAGGCAATGGAATTGAAAATGGTTGTGCAGGACGGGAAATCTCGTCTGCTTGACCATGTACGCGACCTTGACAAGCAGTATGGCGAGAAGCATCATGCCGAGGCTATCAAGAACGCGATGGAACTTGTAGATCAAATGCCTGACGGCACGCCTGATGAAGTTATCAAGCGGATCTATGAGAATGAATATAAAGTGTTGGCGGCAGCGGAGCCGCCTAAGACTAAAGACATCCCAGTCATAGAGACTGACGGGGGTACGGGAGGTGGGGTCGGAGGCTCTATACAGGCCGATGATATGTCAACCATCTCGTCATACCGTGACACCCTCGAAAAGAACTTGAAAGGGCTAGGATGAGACACACATTGAGAAGGAATTTAGTAAATGGCTAACCATAGTTACACTAGCGACACTGACCTCAATGTACTGACAAGAGATTTTCTTCAGAAGACCATTAAGAAGCAACTGTTTCTGAGAGGCCCGCTGGTAACGCGAATGATGTTAGATGGCCGCA